ATCACTACGACCAATACTGTGGCTTCTGGTAATCAATGGAATGCTACTGCTACTTACGTATATCCTGGATATTTCTTTACGAGTTCAGGTTTCGCAGTAGGTTCAAACGCGATCACTAACGTAGGAACAACCTGCACGGCTACAACAACTTACCCGCACGGCATGTCGGCGGGTTCTTTGATTTATGTGACTGGTACAGGCGCTTCAAGCAACCCGCCTAACGGCGCTTGGGTTGTGGCGACAGTGCCGACTTCAACAACTTTCACTTTCACGGTGGCGGCTGCCCCAACAGGCACGATTACTAACTCAGCCAATCAGACAACAATTTATGCTCGTCCTTCGGGTTATGTTGAAACCCGCGCCTATGACGGCTCGGTAAACTTTACGGCTGGCTCGGCTGTGCCGAATCAACAGATGATGCGCCAAACGCGTCGTTATTTCCGCTATCAGTCGGGCAAAGGTATTCAGTTCAGCACGGGCTCAATCATGAAGCCGCAGTTATTTGTGACTTCAGTGACCTCCTCAGGCACTACCGTCACCGTAACAACCCGCTGGCCACATAACATGACTACCAACGCTTATGTTCAAGTGTCGGGCGCGGTGGTTTCTGCATATAACGGTATTTTCAAGATTGCTTCGATTCCTACCGCAACAACCTTGACATATACGACTTACAACAGCGTTACGCCTTCAGCGAGCCCTGCTCTGACGACAAACGGCTTACCCGTCAAGGTGAGCCCCTACAGTTGGTACGGATCAAGCAATAAAATCGGTTTGTTTGATGCTCAGAACGGCTTGTTTTTCCAGTTTGACGGTCAAACGCTCTATGCCGTATGGCGTAACTCAGTAAATCAATTGAGCGGAACCATCTCGGTAACGCAAGGTAACGGCACTGTAACGGGAACGGGAACTCTGTTCACAACGCAAGTGGCTCCTGGCGATTACGTAGTGATTCGCGGTCAATCATATCGCGTCATGCAGATCGCGAGCGACACGAGCATGTTCATCAGCCCTGAGTATCGCGGGGCAACTATTGCTAACGCGCTGGTTTCAAAAACGATTGACCTCAAAGTGCCCCAATCGCAGTGGCTTGACCCTTGCGACGGCACAGGACCCAGCGGCTACAATCTTGACCTCACCAAGATTCAGATGTGGTACATCGATTACTCTTGGTACGGTGCGGGTGTTGCGCGTTTCGGTTTCCGCGCGACTAACGGCGCTATCACTTATGTGTATGCGTTCCAGAACAATAACATTCAGTACTCAGCCTATATGCGTTCAGGCAACTTGCCTTCGCGCTACGAGTCGAATGGTCAAGGCGCGGTCACTTCGTTATATTCAAGTATCAGCAGCTCGGTTACGACTATACCCGTGATCAGCGCGGCGGGTTTCAACCCCAACGGCGGAACTTTGAAAGTCACGGCTGCGGCTTCGGGCGGCGCGATCGAATACATGACCTATACGGGTATCAACTTCGCTAGCACTTCAGGATTGGCTTATGACCAGTTCACGGGCGTGACTCGCGGCACAACGGGCGGCGGTGTGGCTTCTGCGTTCACGGCGGCTTACCCCTCAACCAATGCTATTCCTCCCGTCAGCGTTGAATACGCTCCGCCTGATTCAGTGGCGGTGATTTCTCACTGGGGTTCTTCAGTGATTATGGACGGTGGTTTTACGAACGACGTTTCGTTGATTTACAACTACGGAACCATTTCAACTGTAAACGTGCCAGGAAGTCAAACAGTGCCTATCCTTGCGATTCGTCTTGCACCTTCTGTTGATAACGGGCAAATTGGAACGCTGGGTAACAAAGAAGTTATCAACCGCTTACAACTGCAATTACGTGAGTTGGGCGTTGTGACTAGCGGAGCATTCTTGATTCAATTGAATTTGAATGGCTATACGAGCGCGAACGGCACTTGGACTTCATTCACTTCACCTACTCAGAACAATACCGTCACAAGCTCTATTGTTCAAGTTGCTTCTCAAACCTCAACCACGGCTACGTTCACGGGCGGCGAGTCAATCGCAGCGGCGTTTACGAACAGCTCAGGTCAAACAACTCTTGATTTGACTTCTGTGGCGGGTATTGGTAACGCAATTCTTGGTGGCGGTTTGAACAACACTGTGCCAACAAGTTATGCGGGTCAATTCCCTGATGGTCCAGACATTCTTTATGTCGTTGCGACCAACACGGGCGGTTCAGCGGCTACCATTTTAGCCCGCTTATCTTGGCAAGAAAGTCAGGCTTAATTATGCCATTGATCAAAAGCAAATCAAAAGAAGCGTTCAACAAAAATATCGCCACCGAGGTGAAGGCTGGAAAGCCTGTGAAGCAAGCGGTTGCGATAGCGTACTCAGAAAAGCGTTCTGCAAACAAGAAAGCTGGCGGGAAAGCAAAGAAGATCAAGGGCTGGTAATGGCCAAGCGCGGTCTTTACGCCAACATTCACGCCAAACAAGAGCGCATTGCTCATGGTTCGGGCGAACACATGCGAAAAGCGGGCAGCAAAGGCGCACCAACTGCTCAGGCTTTTATAGATTCAGCAAAAACCGCTAAGAAAAAGAGCGGCGGCACTGTTCTTTCAATAAAAAAGGGCGAGAAATTGCCCGTTTCAAAAGGCGCGGGCTTGACTCAGAAGGGTCGAGACAAATACAACCGCGAAACGGGCAGCCATCTTCAAGCGCCCCAGTCAAAAGGCTCACGGCACAATTCTTTTTGCGCTAGAATGAGCGGAGTTCCTGGACCGATGAAAGACGAAAAAGGACGCCCTACCCGAAAAGCCGCCTCGCTCAAGAGATGGCATTGCGCTGACGGTGGGAAAATAAAAAAGTACGACATAAAAGGATGGTAAGAAATGAGCACTAGCGGCACAGTTGGCCAAACAGTCATCACCGTTCAGACTCTTATCGACCACGGCGCAAGACGTGCGGGTAAACTCGCTGAAGAATTGACCGATGAACAGGTAATCTCCGCCAAGGAGAGCCTGTATTACTTGTTGTCAAACCTTGCGAACATGGGTATTCACTACTGGTGCATTCAAAAGAACGTCATCGGCTTGAAACCTGATCAGTATATTTACAACCTGCCCGTAGGTACGATTGACGTGCTGAACTCAAATTACCGCACCGTCACGCAGAACACTACTGGCGGCTACAGCTCTTCGGGCAACGCGTCATATGCGTTTGACGGGCAGTACACAAACATCTGCCAGTTGACAACCAATACGGGCGTCATCGGCATAAATAACGGCACAGGTCAAAACGTCTATATCGCCACAGTCGGTATTCTTCCTGCGGTGTCGGGTTCAGTGACGCTGAACATTCAGTATTCTCAAGATAATAACACTTGGACAACGCTTTACAGTCCTGGGGCTACGACTTGGACGGCGGGCACTTGGATCTATTATGATCTTGACCCCTCAGCCAGCGCTCCTTACTGGCGCATTCAGCAGACTGCGGGCGTTAATATGGGCGTTTATCAAACAGTTTTTGGCTCTTACCCGACCGAGATACCTATCGCGCGCATGAATCGTGATGATTACACGAACCTGCCGAACAAAAACTTTTTAAACAACTACCCGTTGCAGTTCTGGTTTGATCGCACAATACCGCAACCGAGCATGTATTTGTGGCCAACACCAGGAATTTACTCACCTCAAATCGTGGCGTGGTGTTCGCGTCAGATTCAAGACGTGGGTAACCTATCAGGCTCAATTGAAATACCTCAGCGCTGGTACTTAGCAATTCAGAACGGGCTGGCGCATCAGATGGCGATGGAGCTCCCAGGAGTTGACGTCAGCCGCATTCAATATTGCGAACAGCAGTGGGAAAAATACTGGTCGCAAGCCGAGCAAGAAGAGCGTGATAAGTCGCCGATTTATTATGCTCCTAACATTTCACCGTACACAAGATGAGCGTCTGGCTTGATACTACGGGTAACGCGGTTCTCAGCATCGCCATATGCGATCGCTGCAAGATGAAACGCGCCTACTCGGATATCGGCAATGACCGCAACATTCCTGGACTGCGGGTTTGTAACCAAGGGTGCAACGACGAGAGAGATCCTTATCGTCTTCCTGCTCGTCAGCCTGAGAAGATTTCTATACGCTTTCCCCGCCCCGATGCAGATATTGCTGAGTATCAAGACGCGATTACGACCGATCCTAATATCGTGAACAATCCGAATCAGGCTCCGAATGTCAACCCCGCCACGCCAAGCACTGCGGGAACATGGGGAATTGCGCCTGAGACTTCGCAAGACAATATTGACGGCAACCTTGATAATTTGAGTCCATAAAAATGGCTACAAACCCTTTACCCACATTTCAAGTTACTGTGCCCGTTAAAATGGCTCAAACGGCTCTGACTACGTCAGCCGTTACCGTCTACACAACCCCCGCAACTTCGCGGGCGTTGATGCAAGATATCATGGTTGCAAACACAACAGCGGGTGCTTTAACTTATTCAGTGTATTTGGTTCCAGCAGCGGGAACGGCGGGCACAACCAACGCAATTTTTTATCAAGTGTCTTTGGCCGCCAACACAAGTTATCATTGGGTCGGGCAACAAGTATTGTTTCCTGGGGACACAATACAAGTTCAAGGCTCCGCAGCGGGGCTGACTATTTCGATTAGCGGACAACAGGCGTCATAACTATGTCAAATATTCGCATTTCACAATTACCCACCGCGCCCTCAGCCATTACTGGTGCCGAGTTGGTTCCTATCGTTCAGGGCGGGCAGACTGTTCAAACCACAGTCAGCGCGATTGTAAACAGCCCCGTTCAAACGCAGACGTTTCTTACTAAAAATAACGAGCCTACGTTGCCCAATAGCCGTTATTTAGCAGTGGGCTCAGGTTTGAGCTTGACTGACAGCGGCGCGCAAAGCACATATCAAATAGCGTTGAGCGGCGCGATTGCTAATTTGAACGGGTTGAGCAACGGCATCGTTACCAAGTCAGGCACAAACACGCTGGTCAATCGCAGCATTGCTGTTTCAGGTAACGGCTTGGCGATTTCAAACGCTGACGGTGTTGCGGGCAACCCTACGCTCTCAGTTACGAATAATTTGGCGAATATTGCTGGCGCTTCAGGTACGGGCATTTTAGCGATTGCGGGCTCGGGCACGTTGAATATTTTGAATATCAGCGGCACTACGAATCAAATTTCAGTCTCAAACGCTGACGGCTCAACGGGTAACCCTACGATCGGGTTGGCTAGCAACCCTATTCTTCCTGGAGCCGCGTCGGTCACTTTTCCAAGCGGTACGACCGCCCAACGAGGCATCGGCAGTAATGGGCAATTCCGCTACAACACTGACTTAGGTTTATTTGAGGGCTATGCTAACGGGGCTTGGGGCTC